TCACCAAGCCAAACATCTTTATCTGCATTAACATCATCATCTTTAGATTTAGTGGGTGGATCAGGTATTTCTATTACTTTGGATTCCATCCTAAATAAAATTACAATTACTAATACTGGATTAGAGTCTGGGACATTTGCTTCAGAAGCATATGTAGAAGATGTAGTTAATACCGAAGTGTTTCCTATTGGAGACTATGGTGATTTTACTGCATTCTCCCCAACATTAGACGCATTCGGTGTTGCAATAACATCTGCCAAAGAATACGATTTAGCTGGATACTCAGGTTATCTTAGAACAGTAAACTTTGGAACATTATAAGAGTGGAGATATAAATGCCAACAGTTGTGCAATTTAGACGTGGTACTACTACACAAAATAATGCCTTCACTGGAGCAGAGGGCGAACTAACAGTAGACACGTCGTTAGACACACTTCGTGTTCACGATGGCTCTACTGCAGGTGGTTTTGAATTAGTACAAAAAGCTGCTTCTCAAACACTAACAAATAAAACAATCAATTTGACAAGCAACACTTTGGTTGCTACCCTTGCTCAATTAAATTCAGCTGTTTCTGATGCAGATCTAGTTTCTTTAACTGGAACAGAAACGCTAACGAATAAAACTCTATCTTCGCCAGTCTTAGATACACCTTCTGTAAGCACATCTCTGGCTTCTGCGAGCGCATCATTTACTTTACTGAACACACCAACTACAATTAACTTTGGTGCTGCAGCAACTACATTTAATATTGGTAACACTGCTGCTGGTTCTAGCAGCACAGTAAACTTATCAACAGCTGCTACAAGTACTGGTCAAACAAAGACATTAAATATTGGTACTGGTGGAGCAACAGGTTCTACAACCAATGTCAACATTGGTTCTGCTAGTGGTGGTACTACAACAATTAACAAAGATCTAGTTGTTTCTGGCGACTTAACTGTAAACGGAACAACGACAACAATCAACTCAACAACTTTAGCAGTTGACGATAAGAATATTGTTCTCGGTGATGTGGCTACACCTTCAGATACAACTGCAGACGGTGGTGGTATTACTCTTAAGGGCGCAACAGATAAGACCTTTACATATGTAAATGCAACTGGATTGTGGACATCAAACATTGGTATTGAGGCAACTTCTTTCAAAGGTTCTGCTGATTTGAGTGGTGGAACAATTGCTAATATTACAGGATTGGGATTTAATGCTGGAGTTTCTGTTGCCGAATTTAGTGCCGACGGAACATTAGCTGGAAACGCTGATGATGCAATCCCAACAGAGAAAGCAGTTAAGACCTACGTAGATGGTCAGAATTCAGTTTCACAAACACTTACAAATAAAACGATTGCTCTGGGTAGCAATACTGTAAGTGGAACATTGGCTCAGTTTAATACTGCGGTTACAGATGCTGACTTAGCATCTCTTGCTGGTTCTGAAACTCTAACAAATAAAACTATTAGTGGCGCAAACAATACTCTATCTAATATCGGCAATTCTTCTCTAACGAATAGTAGCATTAGCATTAATGGTTCTGCTGTTTCACTAGGTGGTTCTGTTACTGGTCTTGCTGTTACATCGGGTAAACTATCGCAGTTTGCTGCTACATCTTCAGCTGAATTACTTGGTGTTATTTCTGACGAAACAGGTTCTGGCGCATTAGTCTTTGGTACAAGCCCAACGCTAACAACTGCTACATTAAGTGGCAATACAAATATTACTGGTCACTTCTTGCCAACAGCAAACATTACCTATGACTTGGGTAGCGCAACAAATAGATTCCGTGACTTATACCTAGCAGGTACAACTATCTTCTTAGGTACTACAAAAATTATGCTTGACGCTAATGGCGACATGATGACAAACAAAGATGCAGCAAATGGTTATCCTGCTGGAAGCAATACAGCGATGGCTACAAAAGCTGGCGCTGGTTTGGCAGGTTTGCCTTTCGCTATTGCGCTTGGAGGTTAAAATGGCAGTATCATCAAGACAAGGTTTAAAAGAATATTGCCTAAGAGAATTGGGCGCACCAGTAGTAGAGATTAACGTAGATGATGATCAATTAGAAGATCGTATTGACGAAGCTCTAGAATACTGGAGACAATACCACTATGATGGTATTGAAAAAATCTATATGAAACACCAAGTTACTGCAACTGACATCACTAACAGATACATTCCTGTTAACGATTTAGTATATGGTGTTACACGTGTGTTTCCAATTATTTCAAGCACAACAACTTCTAAGTCTATTTTTGATTTACAATATCAATTAAGACTAAACGATTTGTATGACTTAACATCTACATCAATCATCTACTATAAAACAGTAATGAATCATTTGGCACTATTAGATAATGTGTTGAATGGTAGCGTTATGTATAGATTCAATAGACTTCAGGATCGTTTACACATTGACATTGATTGGGGCACTGAAGTTACTGAAGGACAATTTATTTTGGTTGAAGCATATCGTGTGCTAGACCCAACAACATTCCCTAAAGTCTGGAATGAACAGTGGTTAAAACACTATACCTCTGCGTTATTTAAAAAGCAGTGGGGTACTAACCTGAAAAAATTTAATGGTCTTCAACTTCCAGGTGGCGTAACAATAGACGGTGATGGACTTTACAGAGAGGCTATCGAAGAGATGCGCATGTTAGAAGATAACCTTCAAAACAAATCTGCGCCATTAGAATTTTTCATGGGATAAATTATGGCACGCAATGTCTATTTTACCAATGGAACAAAAAACGAACAGTATCTAATAGAAGATCTGATTGTTGAGTCTCTAGCAATTTATGGCCAAGAGATGTATTATATTCCAAGAACTCTTATCGCAAAGGATGAGATTCTTGGCGAAGATCGTTTAAGCAAATTTAAAACAGCTTATCCTATCGAGATGTACTTTGAGAACATTGACGCTTTTGATGGTCAAGGTGCATTTATTCAGAAGTTCGGTTTGATGAATGAATTTAGCGCAACACTTACTGTTGCTCGTCGTCGTTGGGAACAACTCGTTGGAAGATTTGGACAAACAATAATTCCAAATAGACCAAACGAAGGAGACTTACTATATTTTCCTTTGTCTGGTGGTCTATTTGAAATTAAATTCGTTAAACACGAAGATCCGTTTTATCAACTTGGTAGACTTTATGTCTATAAATTACAAGTTGAGTTGTTTCAATATGCTTCTGAGAAAATTGACACAGGTCTTCCTAGTATCGATGTGTTCGAAAACTTGAAGTCGTTTGATGTAAACATTAATTCTGATGTGCAAAAGTCGCAATCATTTGGCGATAACACTAAGTTTAAGACTGAAGCAAACGATGTGTTGTTTGATAAAAATAATCCGTTTGGGGATGTAAATTAATGTTAGTCGGTGACGTATTCTATCATGGTATTATTAGAAAGACTATCGTAGCGTTCGGTAGTCTGTTTAGTAACATCCAAATAGAAAGAAAAATGAAAGATGGAACAAATGCTATTGCGCAAACTCTTAAAGTGCCAATCGCATATGCGCCAAAAGAAAAATGGATCGTTCGTTTAGACGAAGATCCAACATTAGATAAACAAGTATATACAACACTTCCTAGAATGTCGTTTGAGATAACTGGTATTTCATATGACGCTAATAGAAAGTTAAACAGAATGAACCAGCTTGCTTGTTATAAGCCAGCTGCTGGAGCCACCCCAGCATCGTATACAAAAATGTATACGCCAGTTCCATATAATATAGATATATCTCTATACGTTCTAACAAAAACGCAAGAAGATGCTATGCAGATTGTAGAGCAAATTCTTCCATACTTTACGCCAGAGTTTACTTTGTCGTTAAAGTCTGTTCCAGAAATGAACGTAGTAAATGATGTTCCAATCATCTTGAATTCTGTTTCAGTCCAAGATGATTATGATGGAGATTTTCAAACTAGACGTTTTGTAACATATACGCTTACGTTTAGTTTAAAAGTTAATTTATATGGACCAACTGATAGTGGTGGACCAATTAAGAAAGTGTTTGTGCAAACTACAGGAGATGCACCAGCACTATATACAGCTGATCAAGCAAACCCAATTGCTACTATAAATGAAAATTGGGACGAGGATAATTTCTAAGGGGTAGAAAATGGCAAAACAACTAATTAATGTTGGAACAACACCAAACGATGGTACTGGTGACACGCTGCGTGATGCTGGCGTCAAAGTAAATAGTACATTAACTGAATTGTATGATGCTCTTGGAGGTAGTTCTGGAGCTACTACATTAAAGGTTAGCGTTGCTGGAGCAGCTTCAGGAGACGCTTTGCGTTGGAATGGAACAACATTTGCACCAGCAAGTATCGCTACTGATACAAACACTCAATACGCAATTTCATCAGAGACAGCAACTGGTGGTGTAAACCTGCGCTTAACAGGCACAGATGCTAGTACTGATGATGTTAAGTTTGCTTCAGGAACTAACATGACGGTTGTTAGAACTGACGCTAATACAATTACATTAAATTCTACTGATACCAATACAACATATGACATTACAGCAGAAACATTATTTGCTGGACAGATTACACTAAGACTTGCTTCGTTAAATCCATCTGGAACTAAAGACCTTGCTATTATTGCTGGTGACGGTATCGCTTTATCATCATCTCTAAATACAAACTTCCAGATTACTAACGATGGCGTAAAAACAGTCAATGGTGTAAAGGGTGATATTTTCATGCACCCAGCATTGTCATTTAGTTTCGGTGGCGCATTAACAACTGAGTATAACGTAACAGGTTCTGGTCTTCCATCTGCTGGTGTTGGCGACCCAACTTTATATGTGTATCGTGGTCATACATACCGTTTTACAAATACACGCACTGGTCAAATTTTAGAAATTTTAGACAGCTCAAACGTAGCACCTGCAACATCTTATATTTCATCAACTGGCGCAACAAGAAACGAAGCTGACCAAAACGAAACTGTTACTTTCACGATTCCTATGGATGCTGCTACTGGCGCAACATTTAAGTATCGCAGCAAAACAAATCCAGGAACTATGTTAGGTACTATTACTGTAGTTTAATGGCTGATTTTTATAATTCGAATGCCTCAGTAAAAGCTGCTGGCGTAAAAATTGAGTTTACGCCAGAGCAAGTACAAGAGTATATAAAATGTTCGCAAGATCCAATTTACTTTATTGACAACTACTGTTATATTGTAACTCTTGATGAAGGGTTACAGCCATTTAAGTTGTACGATTGTCAAAAAGAAAAAGTTCAACTCATACATAATGAACGTAAGGTAATCTTGATGGAAGGTCGTCAGCAAGGTAAGACGACCACTTCTGCTGCATATATTTTGTGGTATACTATTTTTAATGATAGTAAGACCGTTGCGGTGTTGGCTAACAAGGCAAAGACAGCGCAGGAAATTTTATCTCGTTATCAGTTGATGTATGAGAATCTTCCAGTTTGGTTACAACAAGGTGTTACCACTTGGAACAAAGGTGATATTGAATTAGAAAATGGTAGTAAAGTATTTACTGCTGCAACAACTATTTCAGGTATCCGTTCTAAGTCTGTAAACTTATTGTATATTGACGAAGCAGCGATTATTCCAAACCAAATTGCTGAGGGTTTCTTTACTTCCGTTTATCCAACAATTTCTGCTGGTAAAACGACTAAGATCCTAATTACTTCTACACCTCTTGGGTATAATCATTTCTGGAAATTCTGGAATGATGCTGAGAACGGTAGAAACGACTTTAAACATATGTTCATCCCTTACTGGAAAATTCCAGGTAGAGATGAAGTTTGGGCTGAAGAGCAAAGAAGACAGCTTGGCGAAATTAAGTTCAACCAAGAGGTTCTTTGTAAGTTTCTTGGTTCTGCGCTTACACTTATTGCTGCAGATACTATCGCCCAAATGTCGCCATCGCCTTATGTTTTCCAGAAAGATGGACTTGATGTTATCACCCCTCCAGAAGAAGGGCATGTCTATACCTTGGTAGCTGATATTGCTCGTGGGGTTGAGGGCGATTATAGTGCGTTTACGGTTACTGATGTCACAGAAGTGCCATATCGCATTGTAGCTAAATATAGGAATAATTCAGTCAGTCCTATGTTTTACCCTTCTATAATTGAGAAGGTGGGTAGAGAATACAATAATGCTTTTGTGCTTGTAGAACAAAATACAAGCGATCAAGTTACTGATATTTTATACAACGAATTAGAATACGAAAATATATTATTCGTCAACAGAACCACAAAGGGGCAATTTGTCTCTGGT